TATGCGAAATTCTGAGTTAGCCTGTAAGTCAGCAACATGATCTATGCTTTCCTGATCATGGACATTAGCTAACTTACGAGTTAGATAAATATCCCAATTAGCTTTTTTCTTAGCCATTTTAGCTTCACATTCAGCACGATCAGTAGTCTCGTTTTGACGCGCCTTAGTCCATCCCCAAATACCCATACCATCTGGTGAGTTAAATACCTTTTCTTCAAAGTTATAATAAGTAGTAGTAATCATAATCTTGCTCCGTGGGGCCGTAGCCCCGGTTAAGGTTAGGCAGTAAAGATGTAAGGCTTAATCCAAGTACCAATGTTTAAATCAACGTAGTGGCTCAAATGAAAGTAATCAGTCATAGAATCAGAGTGGTCAAAGAAATCCGGGCCTTTCATTGCCGCAATCATTTCTTGTAAAAACTCAAACGCTATACCTGTGTAATTTTCGCGCAACCAATACTCATTAACTTGAATGTAATCTTTAGGCCATTCGCCCTTCATCATGTATTCGCTAAAATCTATTTCACCCTTAGTTACCTTAACTACGAGGGTGCTGTTATGGCGAACACTGATAGAGCCTTTAACTTTGTACTTAGCTAGTACAGCTTTAATGCCCGGGGCTAAATTTGCTTTATCTTCTTTGCTTACAAAAGCCATGATAATTTCCTGTTTTCGTTTGATATGGTTTATTCTAATCCGTTAAGTCTTAACGTGTCAATAAGTAATGTACATTTATTTTTAATCTAAGGTAGAGGGGAGTAGATAAAGCCTTTAGTTTCACCGACAAGCCACCGACAACAGCCACCGACAAGGAAACGCTACAGACCCTATAAGCACTTGGTCTACAGGCTAGTTTAACTACGGGTCTTATTTACTGCGGTTACAAGGGAATAAGTGCCAGGATTTTTAAGTGACGTAATTAAAGCTAATAACCGCGTAGCAGTGCCTTAAAGTTTAAGGATATAAATTAGGGGTAGTGATTATGCCAAGCATTGATGATGGATATGGTAATGCAGCAACAACAAGAAACCGAAAGTCTACTCGCGGTGGTGGTGGCGGTGATGATAAGCGCCAGAAAAAACAGGGTGAGCAAGTACGTTTAGGCAATGCTAAGTACGATAAAGATGGAGCGTATGTTGTTATACGAAAGCCTAAGACAAAAACTAAATCTAAAGCAGTAACTACGCCATTAGCTTCAACTAACATTACTCAACCCCAAGGTGGTGTTCTTAGAGATGGTTTAGCGCCTGCTCCTAGTGTAGTCAACAGTTACAGCCAAGGTGACGGGCAAATGAGTCCAGCGCTGGCAGCTAGACAGAACAAAGCTAGTTCAAAAAAAGCGGCTACTAGCACCCCATTATCATTAGCCAAGCCTTTAAAAAGCGTAGCACCTACAAACTTAGCAGCCAGAAATTACGGCAAGTTTGACAATTCAACGTATCAAGAAAATGTTGAATCCAACAAAAACTCAAGTATGCCAAGTATGCTTTTGTCTGCAATTAAAAATGACAAATATCGTAATGATGAGGTCAGTTACAACCAAGCTTATTTTGCAGCTAGGTTAGCTGGAGGAGCTAGTCAAGCTGAATTAAAGTCTGAGCAAGATGCTATCGGAATGAAGAAAGCCTATAGCGGTGATCGAGTTATTACTCCAGATATGCAACGCAGGGCCAGTGATGATTTAAGTCGTGTCACTGGGTCTATGGCTGTGCTTGGCGCTACTGACGATCCTGCAATGACTGCCGAAAAGAAAGCTGATTTAACTAAATCTGGAATCATAGTTGGTGGCGTTTCAAAAACTGTAGGAGCTAAATACGGATTGTTTGGAGAGAATCAAGACACAACTTACAATTACGAAGGTGGCCCGTCAATAGTCACTCGCGCTTATGATCCTAGCCTGTTTGGCCTTAGCTTAGGCGATAAAACATCGACCACTTTTGTTGATGGTGTTGCAGTAGCAACAAAGACAGGTGGTAATGATTTAGGTAAGGGAGCAGTGGTGACTCCATCAACAGTTCCCGAAGACATTAGGGACAACATCACAATTTACGATCCTAGACCAGACGATACTGTAGATCCAAGAGGTATTGATGAGATTAACGCAGCAATTGCAAAAACTAAAGATCCAGAAGAACTAAAATCACTTTATAAACGTAGGCTGTCACTGATGCGAATGAATAGCACACGCACTAGGTTTGCTGGCTTACTAGATGATGCAGACACCAAAAAATCACAAATGAGTATTGTTTAAATGTATGAAGACAATGACGATAAAAGTAAAAATAAAGCCGTATCCCCTACTGTTTCCCCTGTCGCCCTATTAAAAAGATACGACAAATTAAAATCAGATAGGTCAAATTGGGATCAACTGTGGGAAGAACTGGCTATTTATTTAATGCCTAGCAAAGCAGGCTTTATCTCTAAGAGCGTGAGAGGCACTAAAAGGGCCGCTGAGGTCTATGATTCCACAGCCATACACGCACTTCAAATATTAGCAGCCTCCCTTCATGGGTCGCTTACAAGCCCTTCAACCAAATGGTTTGGATTGCGGTTCCGGGAAGATCAACTCAACGAAGATAAAGAAGCAAAAGATTGGCTTGAGAAGTGCAGCAAAGGAATGTTTCAAGAGTTTGGCAAATCAAATTTCTCCACAGAAGTAGCCGAGGCTTATCAGGATATGGTGGGTTTTGGCACAGCCACTTTGCAATTTGACGTAAAAACAAAGGACGCAAACTTTGACGGCTTTAATTTCCGGGCGTGTCATTTAGCTGAGGTTGTTATTGCTGAGTCTGTGGAAGGTCGTATAGATACAGTATTCCGAAAGATTACATTATCAGCGCGGCAGGCTTATCAAAAGTTTGGTAAAGATTGCGGTGAAAAGGCAATGAAAGCTTTAGATACTGACCCGGACAAAGAGTTAGATTACATTCAAGCTGTTTTTCCGCGTGAGCTCAAAGGTGAGCCAGCAATGGTAGCGCCACCTAGCCAGCGTCCGTGGGCTTGTTATTTCATTAGTGTTGCTGACAAAAAGATATGCAAAGAGTCTGGCTATTATGAATTGCCGTTTATGGTTCCTCGCTGGTCAAAAACTACCGGGGACATTTACGGGTTCGGCCCCGGTGCGGTTGCTCGACCAGACATTAAGACTCTGAATGAAGCGCGTAAGCTTGCTATGAAAGCGTGGGAAAAGAGTATAGACCCACCACTCAAAGCCATGCAGAACGGCATTCTCGGCAAAATAGATATGCGTCCATCTACAGTAACTTATGTGCGCGACATGAATAACTTAGAACCGATAGTAAATGCAACCAACTGGAATGCAGATACCTTGATGCTTGGTGATGTTCGCGCGTCAGTCAGGCGCATTTTCTTTTCAGATCAACTAGAACTAAATGACGGGCCTCAAATGACGGCAACTGAGGTGCAAGTTCGCTATGAGCTAATGCAGCGTTTGCTTGGGCCTACACTTGGGCGACTACAATCCGAGTTTCTAAACCCTATTGTTGAACGTGCATTTTATGCAATGTTGCGTGGTAACGCTTTGCCACCAATGCCAGAAATCTTACAGGAAGTGGGAGGTGATCTTGATATTGAATACGTTGGGCCATTAGCGCGATCTCAAAAAATGGATGAAGTAACAGGCATTCAAAGAGCGATTGAAGGAATCATGCAACTGTCTCAAGTTAACCCGGAAGTGCTGGACATTGTTGATGTTGATAAAGCAGGCAGAACAATAACAGACCGATTGGGAGCGCCAGCCGATATTTTGCTTGGTGACGAACAGGTAGGCGAGTTAAGGCAAATGCGGCAGCAACAACAGCAACAACAGCAACAGTTAGATCAAGGGCAGCAAGAGTTATCCGGGGCTACTCAAGCTGCTGAATTGGAGCAAATGGTTAATGGATCAGTTCAGTAAAGATATAAGAGAATTATTTAGTAGCAAAACAGGCGAGAGAATACTTGCCAATATGAAAGTGGCCTATGGGGATCGAATTTCGTTCTCCACAGACCCTTATGAAACTGCCTTTAAAGAAGGGCAGCGGAGCATATATTTAGAAATTACAAACGTAGTGGAGAAACAAAATGAGTGAAGAATTAATGGTAGAGGCTCCGGCAGAGTCGTGGCATTCGGGATTGTCTGATGAGTACAGGGGCAATGAATCCCTATCACAGATACCTGATTTAAATACGTTAGCTAAATCATACTTAGACGCGCAGCAATACGCTGGCGGCTCAATCCGTATTCCGGGAGAGGATGCAAGCACAGACGATTGGACAGCTTTTAACTCAAAGCTTACCGCTAAAGTTCCTACCTTGTTAAACCTACCAACAGACGAGGATGAAGCCCGGGCTGCTATGTATTCGCGTCTTGGAAGGCCAGAAAGCGCAGATGGATACCAAGTGGACGGGGCTGATCCTGATTTTCTATCGTGGGCGCATGACAATGGGTTATCTAACGCTCAAGTCAAAGCATGGCAAGAAAACACTCAAGAACAAGGCAAGAAGCTAGACGAAGACACTGATCAACAAATGCAAGAAGCTAATGATCTGCTTAAAAAAGAATGGGGCCATGCTTATGACGAGCGCCTATCTCAAGCAAAAAACGCAGTGCTTGCCTATGCTGATGCTGAAACTCAAAGCTTTTTATTAGAATCTGGCCTTGCTAACAATCCGAACATGATCAAGCTAATGGCTCAAATTGGGGCGACATTAACGGAGGATGAATCTGCCGGGCTTCAAAGTGGTAATCGTTTCACCCTGTCACCTAATGAGGCGCTAGATAGAATTAGCGAAGTCAGAAGGAATAGAGAACACCCTTATAACCTAGCAGGCCACCCTCAACATAATATGGAAGTAGAAAAAATGGAAAGTTTATATTCACAAGCTTATCCAGAAGCTTCTTAATTCCTAATAACCGCGTAGAAATCATTGAACATCTAATCCAACAGGGTAGCTAATTTTAGTCCTGATGGGTTGGATGGGCCGTTTCTCATCTCGTCAAAGCATACGTCATTGCCAGTTCAGAGTCCGTAAGGGTAGCTCAAAACGCCAATTTCAACTTGCCTATTTCGGAGAAGAATCATGGCTAATACAATTTCAAAAGCATTTGTTCAGCAGTTCCAAGATAACTTAATTCACCTAGCACAACAGAAGGGTTCACGCTTACGCTCTGCAATCAATGAGCAGTCAGTAACGGGCGAGAAATTTAACTTTGAACGCTTAGGTACTGTGGCAGCAATCGTGAAGTCCTCACGCCACACCACCACACCAGTTCTTGAAGTACCACACTCTCGTCGTGTTGCCACAATGACAGATTATCATTGGGCTGATCTCATAGACGATGAGGATAAAGTTCGCATGTTGGTAACTCCTGAGTCGCATTATGCAAAATCAGGTGCTAACAGTATGGCTCGCGCTATAGACGACCTAATCATTGCCGCTGCAACGGGTAACGCTGTAGATGGTGCTGGCTCAAGCGTAGCATTGCCTGCCGGGCAAAAGATCGCTCACGGATCGGCTGGTCTTACTGTAGCTAAATTGATCTCTGCTAAAGAAATCATGGACGGCAACGATCTTGATCCAGACGAAGAACGCTTCTTTGTGTTGGGTTCACAGCAAGTGTCTAACCTTTTAGCTACAACTCAGATTAGTTCAAGTGACTACAACAGTGTTAAAGCTTTAGTTCAAGGTGATATTGACACGTTTATGGGATTCAAATTCTTACGTTCAGAGCGTTTAAACCTAAATTCAACTCAGCGCAAATGTTTTGCATTTAGCAAATCTGCAATGGGCTTGGGTATTGGTAAAGACGTTTCAACTAAGATTGATTTACGTCCCGATAAGTCTTACGCCCATCAGGTGTACTTGTCATTTGTTGCTGGAGCTACACGCATTCAAGACGAATGTGTTGTGGAAGTTCTTTGCACAGAGACTTAATCTCTTAGCGCAATTAACCAAGGGGCTGAAATACGCCCCTTTTTTTTAATCAAGGAGTTCGTCATGGCTAGTGAAGTATCTATTTGTAATCGGGCTTTAGCCATGCTTGGTGCTAATACAATTACGTCATTAACTGACGGATCAACAGAATCAAATGTTTGTAACGCTGTCTACGCAGACGCAAGGGATGCTATTTTAAGAGCCTATCCTTGGTCTTGTGCTATTCAACGGGCAACCCTTGCTCAACTATCCACCGCTCCAGTGTGGGGCTTTACAAAGGCTTATAGCCTACCTAACGATCCTCACTGCCTCGCTGTCTTAGATTTAAAAGAAGAATCTAAATACCGGGTTGAAGGACAAAATTTAATCTGTAACAGCGACACAGCAACCATAAAATACGTTGCACGAATTACTGATCCCGGTCAATTTGACCCGGCTCTTGTTTTTGCGCTTTCTTGTCGAATATCGGCAGAGATTGCCTATGCTTTAACTCAAAATAGATCGCTTGCAAACGATATGTGGGCTATGTCTGAAAAGGGCATTACTGACGCGGCTATGTATGATGGTGCGGAGGTTGGATCTGAGGACATTACTGCAACTCTTTTGGAGAATGTTCGCGCATGAGGCTATCCCCGATTATTAATAGTTTTTCTTCTGGTGAATTATCACCTCGACTAATGGGCCGTACTGATTCACCTAAATATTCTAGTGGCTGTGAAGTCATGGAAAACTTTATTGCTTTGCCTCATGGCGGTGCAAAAAGGCGTGGTGGTACTGAGTTTATTAATGAAGTCAAAAACTCTGCACATACAACTAGGCTAATCCCGTTTGAGTTCAGCGTTGACCAGACCTATGTTTTAGAGTTCGGTAATAATTACATTCGGTTTTATACCAATGGCGGTCAAATACAAGCCAACTCAGCAGCGTATGAGATTGCAACAAATTACACTCACGCTCAAGTTAATGCACTACAGTTCGCTCAGAACGCGGATGTAATGTGGATCGTTCACCCTAGTCACAAGCCAAGAAAACTAACAAGACTTGCTCATGCAAGCTGGACAATAGCCGATGAAATATTTAAAAAAGGCCCGTTCTTACCTGTTAACCAAGATGAATCTCTTACGCTCACTTTTGCCTCCACAACTGCTACGACTCAGAATATCACTGCCAGTAGCTCTTTGTTTAATTCTAGTCATATTGGCGGTGATTTTTTAATAGACACAATTCCGAATGTAGTAACAGGCGAAGTGGTTTGGGTCAGGGTCAACAGTGTTGCTTCTGCCACTGTCGCTAATGTCACCATTAAAGATTTAACGTATATGCCACAGGACACTAACCCAACTAACCTATGGCAAGAAGCCGCTTTTACTTCCACAAAAGGCTATCCGTCTGCGGTGGTGTTTTATGAACAAAGACTTTGGTATGCCGGGACACTAGCTAAACCTCAAACATTTTGGGCTAGTAAAACTGGCGAGTATGAAAACTTTGATCTAGGGGCTACTGCTAATGACAGCCTTAGTTACGCTATCGCCTCAGATCGTGTAAACAATATTAAATGGTTAGCCGCTCAACGAGTGCTAATTATCGGTACTTCTGGCGGTGAGTTTAGAGTAACAGGCGGTAATGAATCTGCGGTGACTCCAACTAATATTGATGTTCGCAGACAGACCTCATACGGATCTAAACTAGGCCACCCTGCTTATGTGGGTTCAGATGTATTCTTTATTCAACGATCTGGTACTCAAGTAAGAAATGTGGCCTACAAATGGGAAAGCGACAGTTTTCAATCTGATGATATTACTTTTCTTGCTGAACACATAACAGAAGGAGGGCTAACAACTCTTAGTTACTCTCACGTTCCTGATTCTCTTTTGCTTGGCCTACGTTCTGATGGTGTTTTAATTATGCTGACCTACGATCCTTCTCAAGAAGTTGTAGGCTGGCATAGGCACACCACAGATGGTGAGTACAAATCTTTAGCAGTAATCTCAGAGGATGGGCCGGATCAATATTGGCTTGTTGTTAAGCGCACAATTAATGGCGTTGTAAAGCAGTTCGTTGAGCGTTACACCCCTAATTTCTTTATGGACAGTATGATTTCCTACTCTGGAAGCTCTACAAGCTCAGTGACGGGACTTTCTCACCTAGAGGGCAAGACTGTTCAGATTACAGCCGATGGTGCTGTACACCCTGATTTAGTCGTTTCTAGCGGTGCGCTTACCTTAAATTATGCGGCAACAAGCATTA